AATAACTTGACTGTTGTTGAATCGTGGATTGTAGAAGATACTAAAATGGACAAAACTAACAAGTATGGTTTAAGTGTACCTAAGGGCACTTGGATGATCAGTATGAAAGTAGAAAACGAAGACGTTTGGAAGAACTACATAGAAACTGGCAAAGTAAAAGGTTTTAGCATAGAGGGTTTTTTCGCAGATAAAGCACAAGTAAAAGATCCAAGTTTAAAATCTGAATGGAGTAAAGAACTACAAGAGATAGAAGAAGCTGAGGCTGAATATATGCTCAGTAATATTAAGGCATTAATTAAGAAAGACAAAAGAACTAAGTCTGGTAAAAGAACAGAATTAGAAACATTTAATGACTATCCACAAGCGGTAAGTAATAATGCAAAGCGAGGTATAGAATTAAATAAAAAAGTAAATAATAAATGTGCTACACAAGTAGGTAAGATTCGTGCACAACAATTAGCTAACAAAGAAAACATTAGCGTTGAAACCTTAAAAAGAATGTACAGTTATTTAAGCAGAGCACAAGAGTATTATGATGAAAGCGACAAAGAAGCGTGTGGAACTATCTCATATTTATTGTGGGGTGGTAAAGCTGGTTTAAGATGGTCAGAAAGTAAATTAAAAAAGTTAGAAGCTGGAAAAAACACAAAAAGTCCTTGCTGGGATGGATATGAACAAAAAGGATGGCAAACAATAAACGGAAAAAGAAGACCTAATTGCGTAAAAAAGAAATAATATGAAAAAGAAAAGATTTAAAACACCAAGCAACACAAGTCCAAGCAATAGCAGAAGGGGTTGTTTATGTTCTGATAATACTTACAGCAGTAAATGTTGTGATGGAAGTTTGCAAGCTCAAGGGATAGGAAACGTAACTAAAACGTCAGAATAAAAATAAAGTTGCAAAAAAATATAACAGTTAACGTTTTCAAACGTTTATAGATATATACTCAAATTATGAAAGCAAACGACATACTAAACAAAATAAAAAATATTGTTGGTGAAAAAGTTGAACTTTCTGAAAACAAAATAGAAATGGCTGAAGTTACTTTAGAGAATGGAACTGTACTTGTTGCAGAATCGTTTGAAGCTGGTAATTCAATATTCATTAAAACAGAAGATGAGCAGATTGCTTTACCTGTTGGTGAATATGAATTAGAAAGTGGTAAAGTTTTGGCTGTTGTTGAAGAAGGTTTAATTGACAGTATTAAAGAAGCTGCTAAAGAAGAAGCAGCTGAAGAAGAACTTTCTGAGGAGTCTGAAGAAGTTGAAGAAACTGAATTGGAAGAAGAAGAAAAAGAAGAAATGAACTACGTTACTAAAGAAGAATTTGCATCTGCTGTTGAAGAAATCAAAGCAATGATAGACGAAAAACTTGGTAGCAAAGAAGAAATGAAGGAAGAAGCACAAGAAGAAGTTAAAGAAGAAAAAGAAGAACTTTCTGCTGTTGCTCCTGAACCTGTAAAACATAATCCTGAAGCTGAAGTTGATAATAAACTAAACTTTAAAATTTCTGAAAACAGAATTAAAACAACTAAAGACAGGGTTTTTGATAAAATTTTTAACAATAATTAATATAAAATAAAATGGCTAATAGTTTAAATAGTTTAGCGACTACATATGCTGGTGAGTTTGCGGGTAAATATTTATCTGCTGCTTTATTATCAGCTAACACAATTGATAAAGGTGGAATAGAAGTAAAACCTAATATCAAATTCAAATCAGTAATGAAAAAAGTAGCAACTGGTGCTGTAATAGCAAATGCAAGTTGTGATTTTACTAAGACTGACGATGCAGTAACAATAACTGAAAGAATCCTACAACCAGAGGAGTTTCAAGTAAACCTTGAATTTTGTAAAAAAGATTTTGCTGAGGATTGGGAAGCGGTTTCAATGGGTTATTCTGCATTTGATAATATGCCACCTAAATTTTCAGATTACATCATAGGTCATGTTGCTGGAATGGTTGCAGAAAAAACAGAACAAAATATCTGGGAAGGTACAAACGCTACTGCTGGAGAATTCGATGGCTTGGCTACTTTAGCTTTAGCTGATACTGATGTTCTTGATGTAACTGGAACAACTGTTGATGCTGCTAATGTTGTTGCTGAATTAGGTAAAATTGTTGATGCAATACCTTCTTCACTTTATGGTAAAGAAGATGTTCACATTTACATTTCACAAAACATAGCAAGATCTTACGTGAGAGCATTAGGTGGATTCGCTGCTACTAATAGTGGTGTAAACGCTCAGTCTCATATGTGGTACGGAGATGGCGCACTTTCTTTTGATGGTGTTAAATTATTCGTTGCAAATGGTCTTAATGACAATACTGCAATGGCTGCTCAGAAATCTAACTTATTCTTTGGAACTGGTTTACTTTCTGACATGAACGAAGTGAAATTGATAGACATGGCGGACATTGACGGATCACAGAACGTTAGAGTTGTAATGAGATATACAGCTGGTGTTCAATACGGAATTGGTTCTGATATTGTACTTTACCACGTTTAAGAAATAAAAAAATAACAAGGGGGCTGTAATGTCCCCTTAATTTAAAATTAATAACAAATGGCTTGCGATTTAACACAAGGTAGAAAAGTACCATGCAAAGACGTAATAGGCGGCATAGTTAGAGTTTACTTCATTGACTATGGAGACTTAGGCGCTGTAACTAAGGTTGACGATGAAATTACTGTACTTGCTGGGACTTTTAATGCTTATCAATACGATTTAAAAGGCACTAACAGTTTAGAAACTGCTATTACCTCAAGTAGAGAGAATGGAACAACATTCTTCGAAGAAACATTAACTTTAACTTTACCTAAGTTATCTAAAGAAGATAATAAGGAATTAAAACTCATGGCTTACGGAAGACCTCACATTGTTGTTGAGGACAGAAATGGTAATTGCATGTTAGCTGGCTTAGAGCATGGCATGGATGTTACAGGCGGTACAATTGCTACTGGCACTGCTTTCGGCGACATGAGCGGTTACACATTAACGCTTACAGGACAAGAGCTTGAACCAGCTAACTTTATTGCTGGAGCTATTGCTGGAAGTCCTTTTGAAACTGCTGCTACAGGAGCAACAATAGTTTTAGGTACAAATAGTTAAAAAAAGACGCGATTAATATAATTGTGTGATTCATAATATATAGTTTGATTGGAGGGGAGGAAGTGATTAGCCTCCCCTTTTTTATTTAAAAATATGCAAATATTAACTACAAGTGGCACACGAATTATTAACTTTATACCAAGAGAAACAATAACTGGTACTAAAACTTATAAATTAGTGATAAAGTCAGAGGCTCAAAATAAAGTTATATTAACAGATGATGCAGCAACATTTTCTGAACTGGATTACTATTACCAATATTCAACTACTCAAGCATTAGTTGAAAATAATTACTATACTATTACAATCACCAATACAACAGACAACGCAATAATTTTTAAAGACAAAATGTATTGTTCAGACCAAACACTTTCAGACTATGAAATTTCAAATGGTGTTTATATAGAACAAAGCACAGGAGACAATCAATTTGTACATTATGGATAACTTACACTTAATACAACTTAATCAATACGAACGACCTACTATTACAGAAGAACGTAATAAAGACTATGTATCAATAGGAGATAACAACGATTATTACCAATGTTTAATTGATGCTTATATGGATAGCACTACAAACAATGCAGTAATTAACGGAATAGTCAACCAGATATATGGCAAAGGATTAGATGCTACTGATTCATCTGAGAAGCCAGACCAGTATGCTCAAATGATGAGTTTAGTTAAACCTCACGATTTAAGAAATGTTTGTCAAGATCTTAAGTTATTAGGAGAAGCTGCCTTTCAAATTACTTACAATGGTAATAAGATATCAGCGATAACACATTTCCCAAGAGAAACGTTAAGAGCTGAAAAGATGAATGACAAAGGCGAAATAAAAAACTATTTTTATTCTGCTGATTGGTCTAAGGTTCAAAGAAATACTAAACTAAAAAAGTTTCCTGTTTTTGGTAGTGGTGGACAAAATGAAATTTATATTATTAAAAGATATGTCAC